CACTGTGATTGTGTTTGATGAATTTTATTATTGGGCACGGCCTAACGAATACACCAATTGGGCCGAGCATGAGTACCTGGCCCTCAAAGAATGGACTGCAGAAAACAATCGTGAATTTGAAATATTGTTTAGAAATAATTACTTCCAATGTGCTATAAGGATCTTGAAATGAACGTTTTATTTTTTAGTCCACGATTTAAAACCAAACGTGCCAGTCACAGACTTCGCGGCGACCTTATTGCCACCGAACTTAACAATCTAGGTTATCAAGCAACTTGCAGCCGGGACCTTCCTACAGTTAATGCCGACACCACAGTGGTATTTCTCAAAGGATCTCAGCCCGATCAAATTCGCCAAGCACAAAGTCAGGGTGCCTTGACCATATATGACGTTTGTGATAACAAGTTTGATGAAAAGGATGAATACGAACCCTGTTGTGCTGTTGCTGACATTGTTACTGCCAACAGTGAGGCCATGTCTACTAGTATACGTCAAAATACCGGACGGCCCAGTGTTGTTATACCTGATCCCACAGAACGTCCGTTACTAGAACCAAAGTTTTCTCCGGGCAAGGATATTAATTTACTGTGGTTTGGATCTAGCGCCAGTCTTAAGTTTGTGCCTTGGGTTGAGATTTGGCAGAAATTGGAACGAGACATTCAAAACTATCAGTTTACAATGGTCACAGCCAAATCTGACCGAATACACAATAAAATGCGTGAGCGACAATTGCGTGGGCATATACATGGTGTAAATTTTGATCGATTGCACTTTTTAGAATGGGATTGGGATTTGCAAGGACGGCTATTGGCTGAAACTGATATTGTGTTGATTCCGGTGTTTACTGACAACTATCGTACCGAAACCAAAAGCGCCAACAGACTTATAGATGGTATAATGTCAGGCAAGTTTGTTATCACTACCCCATTAGCTAGTTACGTTGAATTTGATCCTTATACCTGGCAACAAGACTGGACACAAGGAATTCGTTGGGCTCGTGAGCATCCAGGGAAAACGGTTGATCGTATTGCACAGGGACAAAATTATGTACAGCAACATTATACCCCTGCGATAATTGCACAAAAATGGCAGGAGGTAATCAATGGGAAGTCCTAATGATTTATTGTACGTTAAAAAGACTGTGGGCAAAATCAACGGAAGAATTTTAGAGGTGGGTGCAAGATTCAACACCACAGGATTTAGAAAGTTTTTTACCGAACCCTGTGAAAATTGCCAGCACAACGACACGGTTGAATATTTTGGAACAGACCTTGAACCAGGCCCCGATGTCAATTATGTTTGCGATTTAACCGCAGATGAAAACCCTTTACCAAAAAACTTTTTTGATTTGGTATTATGTTGTAGCGTTATGGAGCATGTCACAAAGCCCTGGGTCATGGCTGATAAAATCACCGAAGTAGTCCGACCCGGAGGCAAGTTGTTTGTCAGTGTTCCTTGGGCCTGGCGTTATCATGCCTATCCTGATGACTATTTTAGATTTAGTCATAGAGGCGTTGAAATACTGTATCCGGACTTTGTCTGGGACAACTTTGCCTATGCCGGAGAACAAGGTGGGGATGTACGTTGGGTCAGTCGCGGAGAAATTGGAAGAGACAGCAAGTGGACTCTTATACACACCAATGATGATGGAAGTCAAAAGAAATATATACCATATCTATTGGTAATGATGTTAGGAACAAAGAAAGATGCTTAAACAAGCTGTTGACAATTGTAAAGGACCTGTGCGCCTGCACCTTGGCTGTGGTAGTGTAAAGTTACCAGGTTGGATCAATGTTGACGGTGAATATATGAAAAATGATCCTGACGTAATAATACACGACATTACCACAGCATTACCTGTTGCTGACAACACCGTTGACGAAATATTACTAGTGCATGTAATTGAACATATTAATCCAAGACATGTTGAAGGAATGATACAAGAATGGCAGCGTGTGTTAAAACCTGGTGGTCGTCTTGCACTTGAATGGCCAGACTTGTTAAAGTTGTGCCAATATGTTGTGTCAAATCCTGATTCGTTATGGAGCGAAGACAAACGTATAAAAAAGCGCAGTGTTGCCGGAATCTATGGCGATATTGCTAGATACAAAGATCCTGTGATGCTGCACAAGTGGGGATACAGCGAAGAAAGTATGTGCCGCTTGTTGAAAAAATTAGGTTTTAATCGTGCTTGGGGTGAGTCTAATCAATACCCCAAAAGTGAAATGGACAGCAGAGTGGTTGCTGAAAAATAATGGCTGCAAAAATAGTCAAAGAGTTTCAAGGTCATAGCGGAAGTAGAATCTTCTTAATGAACAAACGCGACCATTTTTTTGTACGCAAGCAAGGCAATGTCACACGTAACTTTAACCAATATGAACAACTTAAAACACTAAACATACCAATGCCCGCAATATATCACATGTTTGACGACACCATAGACATGGAATACATTGATGGGTTGGACATGAAAACTTATTTAGATTCTAAACAACCCGATACATTGTTGTATTTTTTAGAATCACTGATCTCCAAGTTCTCAATGACTATACGTTTGGTTGACTATCGTCCAATGATCGCTCAGTTTTTAGATTTGATTAATCTTGACGAATTTCCTTTTGACGAACACCAAATACTCAAATTAGTCCCTGCTCAAATACCAAGTAGCCCCTATCATGGCGATCTGACATTAGAGAACATTCTTTGGAGTGATCAGCAAGGGTTTGTTACCATTGATGGGCAAACAGGAATTTGGGATAGTTACATTTTTGATATCTGTAAACTTAGACAGGACCTTACTTGTTATTGGTTCATTCGCGATTCTAACGTAGACATCAAAGATAAACTAATGTACATCGAACAAGCCTTATTAAAACGTTGGCCTATAGCCAATAACCATGCATTACTGACTTTGATGTTGCTGAGAGTATATCGTTATTGCAACGAAGGAAGTACTGAACAAAAATTTATACGCAAAGAGATCAATCGTTTATGGAAATAATTGTACCAGCTGCTGGACTAAGCACACGCTTTCCTGGCATGAGACCAAAATACACACTCACTGATCATAGTGGTTCAATGATGATTGAACGGGCAATTGAGCAGTATGTGGGCCAATATCGCGTAACCGTTGGGGTTCTAAAGCAACATGTTGAATCTTATCCGGTGTTGAGGTATCTTAGAGAGAAATATGGCGATCACGTCAATCCTGTGATATTAGATGAACCCACTACAGGTCCGGCCCACACAGTTCGTGAGATTATTGCCAGAACTAACATTGATCCCAGCAGCGAAATACTGATCAAAGACTGCGATAGCTTTTTCTCTCACAATAATCCACCCGGCAACTATGTGTGTGTCAGCAATATTGCCCAACATGAAATTTTAAAACGATTGGCCAGCAAGAGTTTTGTTCGTGTTGATACCCAAGATGTCATTACGCACATTGCTGAAAAACAAATCATCAGTGAACTGTTTTGTGTGGGTGGTTACAAATTTGCCAGTGCTGCAATGTTTGTCAAAGCCTACGACGAACTGAGTAATCATCCAGGCGAAGTATTTGTCAGTCACGTTATAAAACAATGTCTGGCGCAGAATCATATGTTTTTTGCTGAAACTGTGGATCAATATGTTGATGTTGGCACTGCTGAAGAATGGCACGCCTACAATGATTTGGCTGTGATATTCTGTGACATTGACGGAACCATTGTACATGCACAGGCCCGAGAAGAATTTGGTGAGTCGCCTGTGCCGCTGGTTAAGAATATCAAGTTAATACAAGATATGGTTGCGCAAGGTTCGCAACTGGTGTTTACCACAGCAAGACCTACAGAAAGATATAATGAAATCCACGCCATGCTTGAAGCCCTGGGATTTAGAGATTTTACTTTGATCACTGGATTAAAGAATGTCAAACGTATATTAATAAACGATTACAACACTGCCAATCCTTATCCCAGAGCTATAGCTGTGAACATTCCCAGAGACAGCGATACTATAGGAGACTTTTTGTGATAGCAGTTTTTTATACAGGAGACATAAGACATAATCAAAATGTCGCTAGAAAAAATCATCAAAAATTTCTAGATGCTGTTTCAAAGATCGGTGAATATCGTGTCTATGACTTTACTAGAAACGATCCTGATCGAGGTCAGTGCCCCTATGATCCACCTCCTGAGCAAGCTGATCCTGATAATATCTATCGTCGCGGCTTTGGAGGAGCAGTACAAGTCTGGGATTTTATGCGCGGAGTCGCACGTACTGAAGAACCGGTGGTTATTCGTTTAAGAACTGATCTTTGGTTTAATGATTCAAGTATTGACGTAATTTGCGATGAAATTCAATTATTAATCAACAACAACACTGACGTAGCGTACTTTGGTAGTGATTGGCTAAATGAATCTGTTGGCATGATCAACATGAAATTACCTGTAAACATACATAGAGATCCACATGTGCAAGACTTTGTAATTGCGGCTCGACGCGATGGTATCAAAGATTTAAACACTGTGATCAATGACATTAATGCATTGAATCCAAATAAACGACGCAGTGGCAATAAACTTTTTAGATATATTTTAAAAATGGATGGACTTGAGCAAATTAGTCGTGCTCATAGAATACTGTGTCAATTGTGGCTTGTTAGACAAGACTACGGTGATTACCCAACAGATAATACCGTAGTAAGAGATTATATTCAAAGTTATATTGTTGACGACAAAGCCAAAGCCGGCAAGAAAAATTTACAAGTACCTCATCCAATGCAAGATGCTGTGAATTGGTGGCGACAGTGTCAGGGGTGGGAACCAAAAGAAATTGAAGTTCAACGTTGGTGGGATTGGCAAAAACCATGATAGGTATATTTTACATAGGCGAACCAAGATTTACTGACATTGGACGTGCAAATCACGAAAAACTGTGGCCTTTATTGCGAACGAATTGGCCCATACAAATTTATGACTACACCTGGAATCGGGCCTGGCCACGTAACTGTCCCAGTGATCTAGCTGGAGTGATCCAAGTCTGGGACTTTTACAAAGCATTGAATCTTGTACCAGAAAAGTACATAATCAAAATGCGAACTGACATATGGCTCAGTGATGCTGCTGCTGATGTAGTGGCACGAGAAATGCAAATGATTGTTGATGGCCAACAAGATCTTAGTTACATAGGTATGGAGTTGGTCACTGATTTTGCCGAAACATACAATCGTATTGATGCACAAGGATATCCCAAGGTACAGGACTTTGTAATATGCGCCAATCGCGAACGTATCAATCCCACTGATCAACAACTCTGGGATGGACAAAACATTAAAAAACTCAAAAGCGGTAACCGAACCTACAGACTTCTTATGACCCCGGATACTCGAGCATACACAGTAAGAACTCATATGCCTTTGATCCGACATCCGTATCCGCATCCCGATGAGTGGCGTATTACTTACGACTTTGTGTCACAGTATAAAAAAGCCGATGCTGCTGTTGCTTGGTGGAAGCTTAAAAAACCTACTGAAGATAAGGAATAAACTTTTGGTATACTAGACCACGGCGGCTTTCATCGTCACTCCAATGGCATGCTGCTAGATCTTGTATCCATTGTTCTCTTGGAAAGAATTCTGGTTCCCGAATGCGATTGATGTCGTGTAGAGCAACGTCCCAACACACTGAGCTTTGATCATCAACAACTAGAGGTACTCCGGCGAGTATTGACGCCACACCTGAACTAGAATTAAACACACAAGCTGACTGGGCATCAGATAAATCGTCATAAAGAGATCGAAGTTTACTCGGACTTAGCATTACTCCGTACCTTGATAGTGGAGTCAAATCAATTTTTTTGCCTGGATGAGGACGTACCATAATAGGCAGTGTACTTACTGCACGAACTTCGTGAATCTTGGTTTGAACCCATTCTATAGGATTCATGCCCTTCATTGACCAACCTCCATCTCGTTGCATTAACAATAAAACATAGCTGCCGCGGTTTCGCCAGGGCTGCATTTCAAGTTGTAGATCGTTCTTTATTGTTGTCCAACGGTGTGCATCACTGTTTTTATTGGCATATTCAGCAGTGTCATAAAAAACTCCATTGAGACTATATCTAAGATATTTGCCTTCAGGATCATGAAATTTAAATGTTGATGCATCTATGGCCATGACATGGTTATTAGATCTTTTTTGTTCTTTAACTACAGCTTGTCGCAAACGTATATTGGGTCCATCTTGCAAAGGACTTGGCCATCCTAATATCACAGCAAGCCTAGCTGGTTTTACATTGTAAGAAGTTTCAATGTGAACCGACGCTCCTTGCGATCGTGCACCATCGGCAAAGGCTTGTAGTACATCAATTTTTCTACTGGGCGTTTGCTTTTGTAAACTACTGAAATAAACTACAACGTCATGCATCTTCGTTTAGAATGCGCCAAGCAGTACCGTCACGCATTTCAGCTTCGGTGAATTGGCAATAGGCCAAATGCGCTGCCCATTCTTCTACTTCATCAAGAGTGGGAATATAAGGATTTTCAATTTCACTTAATTCATGAGATGTTATTGGACCAGCTGCACTGGGACCAAGCGTGATAGCTGGTTTACCCAACAGTATTGCTTCAACTGCTGCAATGCTACTAAACGTTACTAGACAATGTACGTTTCTTTCCAGTGCCATTTCCATTGTATCACTGCTCTGCCTGACGCTACGACTCTGTTTATTGCGAATTATAATTTCTCGATCGGTAAACAATCGTATTGTATTAACTGTTTCTTCTAACCATTTGTCAAGGTCAATGCCATAACACATCAATAACTTTTGACTAGGTGGAGCTAGTAAAATATTAGCACCAGGTCTAAACTTTCTGGCTTGATAGCCGGTTGCAGCTAATCGATCTCTTGAACGATGTTTGACGTCGCCAAGATATTGCATGTCATTCTTTGTAATACGATGAAAAGTTTTTTTACGGCCGTTGCCAAAGTAGCCTGTGTCAATATAATAAAAGTCTCTCTTGGCTTCACGACAAGCATCCATGTGCTTGCGTTTGGTCACTCCCCTAAGTACCACGGGCATTGTGTCTTTGTTGGTTCGGTCCCAGACTGATATTTGTCCTCCGGATCCCAAAATAAAACTTTTTAGGAACGGGTCATAGTCCTGTCCTTTGGCTTCTAGTTTGTTGCTGGCTTCGTCCACGGTATCTGCCTCCACTGCCACAGCAGCTTGATTGTTTAGTTTTTCTATACTTTGTATAAGTGGCTTTAACCCGTTGTCCTTGTAATATTGTCCAGTTGGGTCAATTCTATATTGAATAATTTTTTCAAAGATTTCTGCAAGTTCAGGTGGTATATTATCAAAAGCCCTAGGCTGCGGAACTAATTGTTGGCTTTGTTTCCAGCTATGAAACGCTTCGGCATAGTACCAGCCATATTCGCAATGTCTATAGTTTTCAAACCAAGGGCCGCCTTCGGTATAATGTATGGCCTTGGGCTTGCCATCATCGGGTTCATGATACCAATTTACCAGCCAATTCCATTCAGGACTCAAGCCACCAATTGCTAGTCCGTCTGCCCATTCAAATCGATGCAAATACGCTGGCGATTTGGTATTGACTAATTCGGGAGTTAGAGTTTGACAGTTTGGATGTGCGCAGTTAAACAACATTAAGCTACTCCAGTTCTTCCTTGGATATTGATGTTGTTGCTTACCATCCATTTTTGTGTCTTGTTTGGGTTTATATTGGTGTTTGACTACATGTACCGCATGTTTTGAATTGATATTTTGAAAAAGCTCACGCACATCTGAAACAAATACAAAATCACAATCAACAAACACAGCTGGACCCGAGTATCCATTGAGATGTGGCACTAAAAATCTAGTCAAAGAAAATTCAGTACTGGCTTGTTCATCGACTGCACGCCAGTAATGTTTTTGCTCGCGCAACACATCTTGTTTTAAAAATTCAATTTGAACTGGTATGGTACTATGCTTTAGGATACTATGACGACAGACTTCTGCGGCTTCAGGTTCTCTAGAGTCCCAACCTATATAAATTTTAAACATGAAATAAGAAATACCTTTGAAAATGTAGAGGTATTTATCCGCGTATATTTTGAACTTGCTAGATTTTGAGTAGCTGCTCTAGATTGTACAATTTAGGAAGATATTCTGAAGGATTGTCCAGTACACTACGTTCTAAGTCTCCGGCTCTGCGAGGACCAAAACTGACATCAAAGTCAACATCATTTACTTGCTTAAACAATTCAACCATTTCAAGCACAGAACTGCCATGACCATGACCAAGATTCTCAGTCCAATTGGCTGGATGCTCTATGGCTTTTATCAGGGCCTGACAAATTTCATTGACATGCACATAGTCTCTCACCGCAGTGCCGTCAGGAGTGTTGTAGTCATTGCCGAAAATAGTAAACTTGCCGGTATTGGGAGCCTTTATTAGGTTCATCATCAGCCCATCAGGATTGGTGGGCGCTATTCCGTCACTGCCTATTACATTGTAAAATCTAAAGACGGTATAAGGGATTGATTCTTCTTGACAATATTGATACACCACTTGTTCCGCTGCACGTTTGCTAATACCGTAAGGACTAGCACAGCCCTGTGCTGCGCCAGTGCTGGCAAATATAAAATTTTTATATTTTATTTTACTTAGAACATTTTCAGTACCGGCAATATTGGTACGATAGTAACTGATGGGATCGCTGGTACTTTCACCAACATTGACCAATGCAGCCAAATGTATCACAGTGTCAAATTCTACAAAATCTATTTTGGGTATGGTTCTAATGTCAGCATTTAGGTGATCATAGACTTCAACCTGTGGTGCATCATAATCAAGTCCCCAGACCTGATACTTCTTTTTTTTGTTTAAGAGATTAACTAAATGCCCGCCAATATAACCGGCATTACCTGTAACTAGAACTTTTTTCATTTGTTGATAAAACCGTGATCTTGGCGTTCAATGTCGTTGTGGTCAAACTCGGCCCAGTACAATTCAAGGGCTACAGTGTCGTCAAGTGCTTCAAATTGATGATATTCTGTGGGAGCTACTTTGGTGTAGTCACCGGGACCAAGCACAGTTTCGTCAACTAGATCATAGTCATTCTTCCAAACCCTTACAACAAGTGTCCCTGTAATAACATAAAACCCGTTCCACTTGAACTGATGACGATGTTTGCTGCATGTGCCACCAGCATTGATATCAATCCTATGAAACTCAAGTACGCCATTGGCTTCAAGTAGTTCTGTCTGTCCCCAAACTTTTCCTGCTTTCATATATTCTCCTATAGTATATTTTACAGTGATGTTCTTAATTTATCAAGGCCTTGTTGGTAAGACAATTTAGCCAATCTACGCACACGATTTAACACCACATCGTTTTGTTTGAATCTATTCAACAAGTTTTTGTGCAATTCTGCTATGTTATATCTATTAACACAACTAATCAAATTGTCTAATGCAGCAAGTGCTGCTGTCAAACGTTGTTGATGGTCTTGTATTGTATCGTAGCTGTGATCAACAAAGTCATCAAACACATCAAATCCCATGCGTCGCACACAATCAACTAACCCTGGTACTGCTATCCATACCGGAATCTGATACCATGCAAATGCTTTGAATGTTTTTTCGGTGACAAATAATGTATCATAACCAAAATCACCATTGCGATTGGTTTGGTCACTGGTTTCAGCAACAACATTTATCAATGAGTCAAACACTCTAGCATCATTAAGTAAGTGATATGAGTCACCTTGTGCATTTGGTCCGTCAAATAATATCGGTACCGTACAGTTGAGCTCTGTATCAAAGTATTGATAATTCAACATTGATCCGTAACTTATCACTGGATTGAATTTTTGATAGTAGGTAAGAATATGTTTACAAATTTGATGCCTTGTTGCACTGGGTCGACGCATCAAGCAAACCAGCAAAGATCGCCTAGAGAGAGTATCCCAGGTAATATTCAAAGATCTCACATGATCTAAGTATCCACAATGATTTATCATGTGACCAGTGATTAATACTGAATTATCCGGTGGACTATCATCAAACACATTACCAATCCAACAACAGCGATTGCTTCCTGCCCAGGGAGAATTTTCACACGCTAATTCAAAATCACTTCTGCTGTGTCCTTCATACAAACTGTCAAACAAAAGTATTTTTGAATTTACTATGGATTCTAATTCTGGCTGACGGCCGAACTGCGCATTGACGTCTGCTTTTAATACCCCGTCTCGCAGGCTTTGACGACTGTAGTGTCTTAGATTGATCCACGCAAAGTCGTCGTCAATACGATATACAGGATCAAACAGCGACATCTTCCATGCCAGCAGTGCGCAATCTAACGATGTGCCCGGCCATCCACTGTTTTGAATCTAGGCCTTTCATGATTCCAAGCCATTTGTTTCGTAAGAGAGCAACCTCGTTAATGATTGTTTCAAAATCTACCACTTCATCTTCTCCGTCAACATATTTTTCAGCATCACGGCTAGTGAGCGCTCGCGCATAGCCTTCAAGATACTTTTGAAAGTGTCTTCGTCTAATCTTCCGTAGTTGGATATTAAGATAGTTAAGCACAGCTTCGATCTCTTGTAATTGATTAAAGCGGTGCTCTGTGATGCCTGGTAAAGCTGTGATATTTTTCTCAACAATGCCAGCAAGACGTACATCGCGCTTGGCATCATCAAGTTCGGTTTCATAGTGTGCAATAAAATCCGGGATGGCACTGAGATCTGCTACTATACGGCTATACCACATAGATTACCATGTATCGTCGTCTTCGTAATCTTCTTCCTCATCTTCTTCTTCGTCATCAAGATAAGTTTGAAGGGCTTTTTTAATTTCAGATTCACCGCGGAACGCAGTGCGTATATCCTCGGCATCAATATCATTGTCAATTAGCACATTGATAAACACTTCAGCGGCTTCCTGACGATCTATGTCATTGATATAACGTTTTACTTCGCTCCAAAGTTCACTTGCTAGGTCTACAGACATTATCACTCCTCGTTATCATTGTCCGTGGTACTTACCTCGTTGCGCTGATTTTTAAAATCAGCCATGACTTGATCAAGGCATCCACCTTCGTTTGATTCCCATGCTTTGCGGAATTGCTTGACAATTTCGCCATCACTAGTTGTGAATGCCAGACGATTACCGTCTTTTTTTAGCAATCCTTTTTTCTCAGCAAGATCAACTAGGCCACTGTAGGGATTCATACCTGTTTCATATGGAATCTTGACTTGAACGCCTTCAAAAGGTTTTGCATATCGAGTTTTCATAACTTTACATGCTGAACGAATACCCATAACATCAGAAATTTTGTTGCCATCTTCATCTTCTTTGAGCTTGAGTTTCTTCATAGCAACAACAATAGAACTTGCATAGATAAAACCTTGCCCGCCGCTAATCTTATCGTCTGGATCAAACATGTCCTGACTTGCATATGTGTGATTAGTACATACCAGGCCGACATTATAACTACCAAACATATTCACACAGTTCCGTACTAGGGCGGTGAGAGCTTTGGGTTTTCTTCCCAAGTCGCCTTTCAGATCACCGCTATCAAACTGGTTTATATCAGTAGGTGTCAGTAACATTCCCAAAGAGTCAATAACAAAGAGAACCTTGGGCCGTTCCCCGTCGGGCAAGGCTTTATACTCGCTCATAAAAGTAGAAATTGTTTTTGCAACATCATCAATCATGGCCATTGACAACTTCAATAACTTGCTTTCGTCGGTACTTACACCCAAGGCATGTAACCAGGCTTCGTCTAGAGCATTTTCACTGTCTACTAAAACTACGTAAATGCCTTGTTCCTGTGCATTCTTTATGATGTTTCCTGAACAAATATAACTCTTGCCTGCACCGGATTCACCAGCAAAAACAGTTACTTTACCTAGTGGCACACCTTTTGTAAAATCACCCGAGATTAGATAGTTTAGTGCATAGTTACCTGTGCTAATCCAATCTGTCGGGTCATTGAAACCGATTGATAAGCCGTCAATGCTTTTTGTAATTTCCTTGCGGAATTTTGATATATCAAATGGTTTTCCCATGATTGTTCACTTTCAAAATAATATTATAAGGCAATTAACCTGCAATGTCTATGATTGATATTGAAAAATCAACTTGACTTGTCCGTTAACATAGTCATTGGGATTGTATGCTTGTAGCATAAGATCAATACCGTGTTCGCGGGCCAATACCTCAGATTCGCGTTTGACAAAGTCCAATAAAGTTTCTTTGAATCGATTAAACGCAAAAAATTCTTGTCGGATACTAAAAAATATTTTAGCACCAGGAGCTAACCAATTTTTTAGATTGGGAGAATATCCGGATCTAGTAACTAGGTTTTCTTGAGTTAGATACTCAACAATACCATCGCAATACTTGGCACTCAAGGGTTTGTACAGTAATAAATTGTCTGCTTGCTTTATTAGCTGTTGGTCAACTGCTGCTGTCAGCAATGTCACATGATTCTCAAGTATTTTGGGAACACTGTTTTCAACGATGGTTACTGACCGCAGCATACGTTTCCAAATCAATGCTTGCGAGTCGTAGACCACAGTGTGACCCTTGTTCATTGTGCGTAAAATATATTTGTCCCAAACATCAAGTGTGGGTTCTGTGTGTTTTGACTTTACCCACTGCACATATTTGTCACGATTATATCGCCAAAATTTGTAATGCCCATAGAGCCCAAAGTCCCATTGAGATTGAAATTGATGATCAATTACTTTTTCCATAGCCAGAATCTTATATTTCCGTGAGTATATATAAAATCAGCACCGGTAACCAACTCACCATCATCGGTTATGTTACTTTGTGGATTTGAGATTTTTAAACTTTGATTGGAATAATTTTTTACGCCAATATATTGTTCAACCCATTCAACAACGGCCTGATCAATATCGTCGCTAAGGTTGTTACGCAAACATTCGGGTCTGTTGTGCCAGTTTAAAAAGTAACTCAGAACCGAAAAGTATCCACCGTGTTGACTTTGATTGTAAAGCTTTTGTAATGTAGTTTCTAGTGTATCTAAACTTAGTTTGCTGAATTCTAAGTCGTTGACAACAAAAAAATCAAAATCATTGCTGTCAACTATACAATGCTCCTCAGCATATAGTTTTAGATCCGGGCTGGCATGTTCAACGTGATATCGCCATTGAGGGTTTTTTCGCATAAACACTTTGAGTTTATAATCACAGGCAATGTCATCAACTTTGAGATATCTAAGTTGAAGCCGTTTCCAATTGGTAGTTGCGCTATACGATTTCATCTTACTTGAAACTTATCAACACAAGAATTATCTTGTAAAAATTCGTCTAAACTCAGTACAGTGTCTGTGGACAAAATATTGTGTTCGCACCATTGAACTATTCGTTTTTTTGCAAACTGTAACCTTAATTCACTATTGTGGCCGTATCTGGCCACAATAGCGTTGTTAAAATTTTGATCAATTGTCTGATAGTATCCGCTGTCTTTATGAACTTTATCTAAGTACATTGAGGCTGCTTGATCTAACATAGATCTTGGATCTACACTCAACACCTGAACGGTGTCCAGTTCAGCAAAATCAAAACGTTCAAATCTGTGAACACCAATAATACCGTATTGGTCAAGCCAAGGTTTAATGATTTCATTGTAAACTTTGGCTTTGGTGTCCCGTGGGAGATGGTAAAAATCAAATTTTTTTAGATCCCACGGATATCCATTACAAACACGGCCCCGATGATCACGTTGGCTATCAAATCCCAGGAGATAAGCAATAATAGTATCGCCCATACTCCCAGGAAAATAGTTTACCAACAGTGGTTTATTGCTTTTGTCTCGCACGAATCATTGCTAGAATATCTTCGGCCTTGTTGGGTGTTGCTGCTGGTTTTTCAACCGGTGCTGCGGCAACTGCTGCTGCTACTTCGGCCTCGTCATCGTCTTCGACATGACGTGCTGCTGCTGGACTTGGCTTGGTCACAGGAGCCGGTGCATCTTCATCGGCATCATGTGCTGCGGTACTTGATCCGGTAGGTGCTGCTGCACCAGCTGGACGATAGTATTGTCCCCAACGTTCCATGTCAAATGGTTGACCATCTACTGATGCTTCAAACATTTCTTTGATGACTCGGAGTTCTACATCAGTTGGCTTCTTGGGCAAGAAACTGGCAAGATCAAACAAACCATGTTTTTCAATTGCCTCTGCTTCGTCGGCACTCAAAGAAGATTCTTTACGTGCCCATTTTGAAGTGTTGTAGTCAGCATAACCACCTTTGGTAGTTTTTGTGATACGGAAGTCAATACCGTTAGCGTAGTCAGTTGGCACGTTTTCAAGATCAGGATCCATCAATGCTGATTTGATCAGAGTAAAGATCTGAGGTCCAATGATAAAACGTCGTATTGGATTTTCTGGGGTTTTGTCGTCGGTGAGAGGATTCTCACGCACAAAGCCTTGGAAAATATAACTGCGTTTCTTCCAATACTTACGACCCATGTCCTCAAGACTTTTGTCCTTGAACCATGTTCGTACTTCTGCAAGAATCGGACATGCTTCGCCCCACATCTCTACACAAGGTACTTGAACTGTAGTCATTTTTGACTCAGCTTCGCCTTTGATGCCATTAAATGGCAGTTTGATCATTGCACGTTCAACCCAGAAGAAAGTGTTCTTTGAGTTACCGTCAGGAAGGAAGCGGATACTTGTGCTTGATCCTTCGGGCATGTTCCAGTGTGGGTAAATTGCGTTGTCGCCGCCTTGGGATTGACCGCCTTTGTTCGACTCTGCGGCTTGAAGTCGTGCGCGGATTTCTGCTAATGAGGCCATAATGAGTTCTCCTATAAATGCCTAAATATGCCTAATATGTCTTGCGACATGGATGCCTATACACTCAATAAAAAAGCGCATACACACGGAGTATATGCGCTCTTGCTACTGTGTGTCAATGTTATTTATCTTATATTTTGCCTAACAGACTTTTTAATCTGCCCAATTGTTGCTCATACATGATACTTACACCAGTTTCGTTGGGTAAACCTTCAAATGTAGCTAAGTTGTCGGCTTCGTCAGTGGGTTTGGGTGTCTCATCGTCGGGCTCAGAAGGTAATTCGTCGCCAAGTTCAGGCCGTGTAGGATCAGAGCCACCTTGTTCTAACTGTGCCAAGACATCATCAATGCCCGGAGCACCACGCAACTCTTCCATGCGAGCCAGTATAATTGGTTTGGCATCTGCGCCGGCATCTTCATCAGCCAAAGTCAACAATCTGTCAAATAGCTCATCATCGCCTAGTATATCATAGAGTTGGGTAGTTAGGTCTTCGGCATCGGCGCCAACTGGGATTTCATCTAGGGTTAGAATAGTCAACAGTTGTTTTTGAGCTTCGGGAGTGTTGGGCGTTGCCCAAGTACCTTCGGCAATGGTGCCTATGTGTTGCGCAAATTCGTTGAGTTCTCTCATATTAGTTTGTTGTAATCTTGCCAGCACAGGCAACGCCTGTTCAATTCTAGTGTCTAGAGTCTGTTCAATGAATAGTTGTTTGAGCTCTTCTACTAGTGTGTCTTGTTCGGTTAGTTCCAGTGGTTGCCATGATTCAAAATAATTATTGTATCCTCTAGTAGTAGCAAGACTCTTGACACTGTGTCGTAGACTTTCGTAGTATTGATTACTGCGTTGTACTAAATCATCAGCCACACCTTCAAATACACGCCCGTGATGTGCTTTTCTAAAACGATTTAAAACCGACATTTCTTCAATCATTTCAACTATGTGTGAACCACGTAGGTCGTACGGACGACCACCTTGTCGCACATGTTCTAGCATGGCACGTCCCCCTGCTAAATTACGGAAAGGCAGTCTAAACCGTTCACCATCAGTGGTTTCAATAAACAGACTTTCAACATAGCGAAATCTTGCATCACCTTCGGCAAGATCTCTGTTGTGTTTGATCATCAGTCTAGCTTCAGTGGGTGCACCTGAATAGCTGACTTTACGAGTTCCATAGTAACTTTCTAAAATACTTTCTTTGACTGTTGACATTGTTGCCAAGCTGTGTTTTAGTTTGGCATAGTTGCCAGGAGTAAAATTTAAAAAGTTTCTGCTGGCAAAATTCTTGAGCTGATACATGAAGTCAAACCATTCAGTTTTATCTTCGGGATCCATACCACGTCCAAGATTATCGCCGTAGGTAAGGATTAAATTTTTGTCTTTAGTCAACAATATCTGCACAGTACCGTAATTTTTACCTGATTCTGCATCCCAATCAAAGGTGAATAAATCACCTTCACTGATGTCGGACTCTCCGTCAGAGTCAATCGGGGGTTGTCCGGTTTTTGTGTCTAGAACTTGCACTTCTAGATCTTTAGAAGTCAACAGAGTATAGAGTTGCGTTGCTGGGGTATTATCCATAGTTTATTATTTACCGCATTAGACTGATAAAGGGCATGGGCTCGATCATTACATCGCCATGATCTCGTATTTGGGCATCTAATTCTACATGATAATCTTGTAGAATTTGCAGCATACGCACTGTAAGCAGTGTGGCCATGACTAGATCATCAGTTTCTCCTAGTTTAGCAGCATATGAATTACCCGATGCTACAAATGTTTTTAATTCTGAAACCAAACTACGACTGTTGATCTTCATACGTCCAGATTCTACTAGATTTTTGAGTTTTGAACACGCAGCTAATTTGGTTTTGTTTGTGGTATTAAATCCTTTGCGTATTCTTCGTTGTCCAGTGGCGCTGTTGTCACTTAAAAAGTAGCCTTTGATGTTTTCTTCTCCCCATTCGGCTATGCTAATAAGAGCTGCCTCACCAATGGTGTTGTTTTCTACACTGTAATATACACTTTGATCATCTTTGACTATTGCGTGTATTTCATCAATAATTCCAGCTAAGATACGCACTTGCCCTGGAATATCAGTTAGATTATGACGCCACTCGGCAACTTGAACTGTTGAGTTGGCCTCAAACACTTGAATAGCAGCTGGATCTCCACCAGTGCCTAGGCTTGGATCTAGTGCCACTGTGTAAATTTTGTTTCGATCAATTTCTTTATACCAACGTACTTGTCCGGTTTTTCGTATGGGTTCGTGGCCTTCTAAATCCAACAACTTAATAGCTGAAATTAGAGTTTCGTCGTCAATAACAAATTCGCATTCCATTTCTCGACGAAAACGTTCTTCGCCAAGTTGAGCTCGCATTTGTTCGGCCCATTTCTCGTCACGATCTGGATGCTCTTGCCATTTAGCCCTAAACGCTCGGAATCCGTTGATGCCTACCGGAGTTGGATTGCCATATTCATCTTCGCACTTGTTGGCACCTTTCCAAATGTAAGCAAACTGATCTTCGTCACTGTTAGGTGTTGATGTTATTACCGCTTTACCGCCGGTTGCCAGTGTGGGACTAATAGAAGTCCAGAACTCTTTGGCAATAGTAGGTCTAACAAATGCAAATTCGTCACAGTAAAGCAGTGAAATAGACATACCTCGCCCGGTATTTTCAGTAGTGGTTTGACTTACAATACGTGATCCATTGTCAAAATCCAAGGATCCTTTGTTATAGCTTACAACACCTGCACGTATGTGATCAGGACAGGATTCATAACCATAACGAACACGCTGCATGATTTCCTGCGCACCCAAGTATTTGTGTGCTGCAACTAAAATAGTTGAATCCGGAATAAACATTGCGTACCAAAGTAGATATCCTGCTGCCACAGTTGACTTACCGGTTTGTCGAGGCATCAGCGAGATGCTAAATCTATTGTTGTGGTAAGTGTCAATTAAACGCTTTTGATACTCAAACGGGTGTAACAGCATCCGGCCTTTTGTGGGATGCTGTATGTAAAAAAAGTTATCTAAAAAGTAAAACGGCCCGTTTACGGGATCAGCGCATTTGACAAACTCGTCAATTTGTTCTTCGCTGAAAATAGTAGGCGCATGCGCTTTTTTAACTAGAACGTTTTCTAATGTGCTCATGCTGATATTTAACCAGCTTTACCACACTTCGCACGTTTTGAGTTAGTTAATGCACCAAAGTCCACTGTCCATTCTTGGCCTACCGGTAGTTCAACTGCACCGGTTGGAAAAGCAAAAGTAACGCCGGCTTTTTGTTGTATAGCAGAGATACTAGCACGAACTTTTGTTAAGTCGTTACCTTGACCACCTTCATGCCGAAAATACCAACCGGCCATTTGCCGTGTATTTTGATTGATGACAATTTTATAGAATCCAGTAGGCACTACAACACCATTGCCAATCTTCGTGTCTGTGGCTGTGTTGTAGATAGCACCAACATAGATGTTGTAAGTGTTGTTAGTTTGTACTGCCCAACCACGTACACTTGTTTCTAATAATTTCCAAATACCTCTATTAAGTCCACCTAGTTGTGGGTACATATTAGTCATTAAGAATGATTCATATTCAACTTGTTGATCCCAACTTAGATCACCATCTGGTGCAGCATGACCTTTGTCATATCCTGTGCCAGCATAATCTTCAGGTCTAGGTCCATTAGCCACACTTGCATCAGCAACAAACGCATTGGTACGTGGCCAACATCCCAAGGCATTTGCTGGTGTTAGTGTGTATGTTACATAGTTGGGAATTTTAGCAGCAGCATCGTATGCTACGAAATAAGCACGACGACAAATTGGTGTTACGGGTTTGCTGGCTTGTGGAAATCCATATGGATTGTGTACTTGACATTTTTCTACTGGCAGCGGTGGGTTTTGAGTCCATGCCGCTGCTAAAGATGGTAGAGATAACACAAGTAATAAAAGTTTTTTCATATCAATTAATCTTAAAAGCAAGGTATTATGCCCAGTTGCCAATACTTACAACAGTATTGCCAATACCAACAGGATAGACTTCTATTGAACTGCTAGCACTAACAAAACTGCCGTCTCCAGGCAATCCTGAAAATGCTATATCAGGAGTCCAAACTCCACCGGTGGTCACATTTAATAGACCGGTTATATACAGACTGTAAAATCCTGTGCCATTGAGTGCTGCGGTTATAACCACTGGCGTGTTAAATCCCGTAGTCAGCACATTTCTCAACACACTAGGTGTACTGAGGGTTGCAAGTGTGGCACTGGCAGTGGAGGTAGATTGATAGGAATGTCTTGCCAACACCACATTGCCACTTGAAGCATAACTCATTGTGATGTTATTGGCAGTTTTATAAACAACAATATTAATTGTGTACACATAACGAGTGTTAGAACTCAGTCCAACACTGACTCCAAACATGCTTTGAATCGTACTTTGATTGGTTAAATTATAATCTGCATTTAGAATATACGTCTGTGGTGTTTTTACAAGACCGCGCTCTTGATTTTGAGGTGTTGCATAAAAAATTCTTCCATCGTAGTTGAAAGCACCAGGACTGGCAGTGTTAGTGACATTGCCAGTGGTAAACACCAAGGGTGACACACTGGTGGTTCCTGCTGGCAGAGTAACATAACCGTTGACATTGCCGGCTGAGATATTGCCTGTAACTACCGCATCGCCACCAGTGTTGATGTTGCCTCCGGTGATGTTACCAGTGGCTGATACAGTACCTGCGGTGGTAAATTTTGTAGCATTGACACCGTTGGCCACATCAAATGTAGAAATTTTATTGAGCGTGGTAGAACCAACACCTACGGCCCAAATACTTACATTAGATCCTTTGGCAGTAGTTGTGTAATTTTCCATGGCCTGAAACACAATACGACCAGTGGCTGTACCAGGTATTGAATTGCCGTCATATCCTGTGCTAGAAATTCTTATAATCTCGTCGCCAGATTGTACAGCAGTAGGCACGTTAACATTACCGTTGATTCTGCGTCCCACAAACGCTGCAAAACTGCCTATGCTGTCATTGTACAATCTACTAGCATCATTGTTTTGTCCGGTAATTTGCAACATAACACCGGTATTCAATGGAGGACTAAAATTCCCTGATGCGCTACCAATGATTTTAATTGCGCCTGATACTGGGTCAGAGTCAGGCACCAACATAGTAATTTGTCCATCGTCATTGGCTTGAAAATATCTATTGGCTATATTAGGCGGGAAACCATCAGTTTTATAAAAGCCAATATTACCCACCAACTGTACTTCAGCAGAACCTTGTGTGGCCAAAATCATGTCTTGGTCAACATTGACCAAAGTAAGAATATTGTTGTTGGCAGTAAAATCACCAAAGCTCAGTGGTAATCCAGCAGTGTCAATGGTCAACAAACCGTCGGTGCCGATGTTTGCACCTGGGCCGGCCCGGACACCGCCAATTTTTGTATTTGATGCCGGAGAAATATTGCCGGTGACAGCAATATTGCCAACTACAACTAGATTGTTAAAAACCGCGTTGGCGCCGGTTGCCAGGTCAACTGGACGTCCGCCGGGAGTTGAGCCATCACTGACAAAAATAGAATTTGTTACAGGATTGTACCATAATCGGTCCAGTTGACCAACATAGGTCGCGGGATCGGTGTTGTTGTCTCTGCTGGTAAAGAAATTTTGTACACTACCCACAGCAGAGCTCCTTAATCATCTAGTGGTTCATCATCGGTCATTGAGCTAATGACAACAGCTTCGGGGCCAAGACCGGCACGTTTTTTAATGATATCTAATTCGTCCATGTTCTCGCCGGCCTGTGGGTCATCGCAAACTTCGTCGCTGCGTTCGTCGTTGTAGATATTGTCAACACCCACAGCACGTTTTAATAATTCTAATTTAAGTTGTAGTGGCGGGACCATTTGATCTTCCCCAGCTGCTACATCTTTATTGTGTGGTTGTTCAACTCCGGCACCTACATTAATTGGACCAAGTGCGGCTGGATTTTGAATTCGCTCGTCTGGTTGCCCAGGGTCTCCTTGACCGTCAACAATGTCAGCTAGTTTTCTTAGTAGTTCTGCGATTTGCATATTTTGACCTCTTGTGATATTTACCTGGGGTATCCCCGGAATGCTTTGACCGGACTTTGTATAGGGACAAAATTAGGCTCGTCACTTTCGGGAGTACTCACTAGTCGTTTACCGCCAGGTGTCTTGGTCATTTTAAGTGCGGCATCAATAACGGGTGCGATACCAGAATTAAAACCAGCAACTACTCCATGTTCACCAAAAGCAGTTTCTGCGGTCCATTCAGGGGTGTATGGGTCTATGTTTTTGTTTGCAGGATTTAATTTTTTTGCATAGTCGGCTCGTGCTCGTGCCATGGCCACACCAAAACGATAATTTTTATAAGGATCTGCTGAACTCAAGCCGGGTATGATATAGGTCTGACGCATGGGATCGCGATATTCGTCAGGTAACTCACTTTGCTCACGAATAAACTCACGTGCTCTCATCGTGCATATCCCTTAAATGCTTTAACTGGACTGATTTTATTAGTGGTATCTAATTCCATACTTCGTAAATCACCCTTGTTAAGATCCATATGCCCCGCACCCACGGCTTTATAGGCTTTTTCCAACATATCTTGTTCTTGTTTGGTGTAAGGATGAGCAGTACGATCATTGCCAGCCCAACTTAGATTATTGATTTCAGGCACAAATGTTCCGTCAGTTGATGCTGCGGCCATCATCACACGATTCATTGTGTAATCGCTGTCAGTTCTTGATTTATCCCAAAAGGTGTTTAACCCCCGACTAGACTGTTTTTGTCTTTTAGTAGGACGACCACGATCTTCAGCAACAAACTCATGTGCTCTCATTATAGGGCCTGTACAGACTTGCTTCCTGAGCTTGCTGTGCCTACTTCTTGCACAGTGGCGTTACCGCCAACAATGGTTAAGAAGTTTCCTACACCAACAAACACTGTCATGCGATTGTTGGCAGGAACTACCACAGCATTGCTGTAAATGGTGTTGGCTGTGACGCCGGCGTTAGCTAGATTGGCAATGTTGACTTGGTAGGTAACTGAATTGGTACTGGTATCAATTCTGGCTTTGTCAGTGTACCACTGAACATTGGCTATTGCGCCGCTATAAACATTTGCTTGACTTGACATTTTTTATCCTTTAATTACCAGGCGCGGCAACTCCAATAACGAGCCTTGTGTTTGGGTCCTGGGTTTTCACAGTGGTGTCTTGCACGAAAACTTCGTCGACGTGCAGGATTTGATTTTTTGATCTTCATATCGGGGTCACCAAAGTTTACCTTGACAACATTGCCCTGTGGATTTTTAACATAGACTTTGGATTTTTTAATGTCACCGGCCATGGGCTTGTTCAATTGAACTTCGCGTCCTTGATATTCGGCTTCGTCGACTTCAACTTCGTCTTCATTGCTTTCAATGTAATCAGCCGCGGTATCAACATAATCAGCTGCTTTGTTAATTTTACTCTGTACCCACTCAGGCATATTTTCATTGTCATCCAACATGCCAGTTAATCTACGTGCAGCTCTGATGATTGTCTCCAAATCATCCTTGGCCATGTCGCCTTCTTGATCGTATTCACTGGGATCCGGTCCCATGTGTGTTTCTTCACCAATTTCTTCTTCAGTGTCAAAATCATACTGATTCATAGGTGTACCATCAATGTCTATGGTTTTCTCACCAATGTAACCATATGCTTTCATTGTTTCATATAATTTGTCGTCGGCATAGAGAACAATGTCATCACCTGTGGATTCTAACACATAAGTTTCCAACAAACATTCTTCGCGAATGTTAATGGCAAAAGTATCCCCGGCCACAGGATTGTCTGCGGCCTGAGTGGATTCTTCTAGATATTCGCGAAATGATTTCATCGCTTTTCCTGAGCTAACATTGCACGTAGTCGGGATTCTAACATGGCATCCATGTTGTCACCTTGACGACGTTTGTCTCTGTTGAGTACTGGTGCAGTAGTTTGACCAGTTGATTTTGGTTTGTTTAGACCGCCTGAATACTGCAGAGCATTGTTGCTGAATTGGTCATTTGTGGGCCAGTCCGGTGCGTTCTCATCCATCTCCCCTGACATTGGACCTTCATCGGCAAAATCATCAACCGCAACAACTTCAATATTGCTGCCCATTTCTGGACCCATTGACATTTCTGGTTCTGAACGTTCAATGCCAGACATTTTTAACAAATCAGCTAGTCTATCAACATCTTCGTCTGTGGCTGTGACATACATTTGCTTGCCACCTTCAGTTGACTGAGTCATGTTGATAGTCATACCCTCGGCAATTAGCTTTTCAAGTTCACGATTGATACTATCGTAAATGCCTTTACCAAACTGCATACCACTTGACTTTGCTGGCTTTGCTGCTCCAGGAGCAACTGAACCTGAAGTTGTAGTTTCTTCAACAGACTCTTCTTTTTTCTTTGACTTGACTTTTTCTGGCAAGCCTTTGTGCTTTGTTGAAGCAAAGTCCTTGGCATCTTTCTTGCCCATTGACTTTGCAACTTTAGAAACTGCTGCACTAGGAGCTTTCTCGCCTTTTTGCGTAGCATGAACCATGCCCATAAAGCGTTGCTGCTTTTTGCTTACTGCTTTTTCATCAACTTCTTTTTTGTCTTTTTTCTTGTCGGCTTTGAATCCTGCTTGTCCGTGTGCAGTACGATCCTTCTTGCGTGACTTTGCAGTTTCGCGTTCTTGACGTGGTTTGTCATCTCCGTATTTCTTGGGACGACCACGACTGCGCTTTTCGCCTGATTTTGGTTCGTCAGTATCTGGCTCTTCGCTGCGATCCCGAGCGGTATGTTTGATGCCTTTGGCAGTTTTTTCAATTTCACCGCCTGAGCTTGAAGATTTCTTTTCGCCCTTCTTCATACCAGGCTCACCAAATTTAGATTTGTACTCTGATGTACCGGGCCATGGTCCTTTGCCTTCGACTTTTTTCTTAACGCCTTTGACTGCGCCCTTGAGTGCTTCGGCAGCTACGTCGCCTAGCATTTCGTCAACTTCTTTTTTGGCACCAGCAATCTTGTCTGCAAAAGTAATTTTATCTTTGGGTGGCGCTAACGCTGCAAACTTTTTACGTCCACGAACAGACAGTTTTTCTTTGAGAGGATACTGTTTACCGCCCACTGAAATTTTTTCGCCTCGTTGAATGCCGTTGGCTTTGGCCTTGGCTACAGCACCTGAAAACGCATTACCTTCTTCAGCTGGCATATAACCTTCGTGAGTGCAATTGCATTCCTCCTCGTACATACCACATTCCATACAAGTTTGGTTTTCGCCTTCCGCCATGCCTTTGTCTCTTTGCAATGCTGCTGGAGTTGCATCTTTGCTCCAGTTCCAGCTTGATGCAGGCCCACCTTTACTTTGTAATCCCCGAGTTTTATCAATATCTGTAGCACCTTTTGCCACTGCCTGGTTATATCCTGCGGCTCTCTTATCCCATAGTCTGTTAAACTTACCTTGCGGATCAGCTGATTTGTTACCTTGCTGTGCGGACATTGCTCTGCCAGCAGCCCAGTTACGCTGACCTCTTGCCTTGTCGGCATAACTGCTTAGTGTGTCTGGGCTTAGTTCGTTAACTTGTTCTTTTTTGTGTTTCTTTGCGTCTTGTGCGGCTTTTTTCATTGGCTCTTTTTTGTCACCATCTTTGTCAAGATCAAGAAAGTCTGGTTTACCTTCATCCATCTTGTCATGACGAGCACGAATCTTGGCCATTTTTTCTTTGCTGGCGCCATCGCGGCCGGCTTTTTGTAATGCTGCCATACCTTCTTTGCCGTATTTCTTTTTACCCAGGTAAGCCTGTAGGCCACTTTCATCCATCTCGCCTTCGCCTAGTTTCTTACCAGCAGCAGCGGCTTTTTGAAATTTTTCTTTGCCGTACTTTTCGCGACCAATTGCTGCGGCAACAGCTTCAGGGTCTTTGACTTTGGGATTCTTGGCCACAGCCTTGACTGTTTTTTCGAAGCCTTGATATTTTTCATCTAGTCGATCTTTTTTGACACCGTTGAGTTTTTCTACTTGTTCGGCGGCAGCGGCAGTTGCTGGATTATCAGCAAGAGCTCGAAATTTGTTTAATATGTCATACATGTTCATGTGGTTCATGGTTTATCTCGCAAAAGATTTTACAGCCGGCAATTTATTTTTGCCGCTCACAGGACTTGATTTGCCCTGTGGTAAATCGTTAGTGGTTTCAGCTGGTGATGTTTTGCCGCCGGCAACTGCAAACTGACTACGATAAGAATTTTTTAACACTGCGTGATCGTGTGCATCGGCTGAGTAATCTTTGCTCAGTGCTTTTTGTTCTTTGTTTGGTGCTGGAAAATCAGTGTCAGTTAATAGACCTTTATTTTCTGCATCAATTTGTTCATACTCTTGACCCATACTGTCAGTATATGATTCGGTATGCATGACAATACGATTAGGATCCAATTGCAGCAGTTGTGCAATTTGTTTGATCTGTGGTTCAATTGCTGGGTATCTGAAGCTTACATCAACAAAGCTCACACGTTCGTTTTTATAGTTGGGAAAATCAGTTGGCAAAGGTAAAACTGGTGTTGTCTTTGTATCACTCATTTTCTCTACATCAAATTGAGCAAGCTTGTCTTTGAGTTCGGCAAAGAATCCCGGAGGCACATCACCGCAGACTTTGATGCGGTAATCGTATGTTCTGGTGCTTTCAGCTAGATATTCACGTAGTTGTTTCATGGTAGTGTCCTATATCATATTTATTCTTTTTGTGTGTTTTGATTCTTGCCCAAAACACGCTCTAACAATGCATTACGATCCAGTACTTGGCCTTCGGCTGTGGGAGTAGGCGTTCCTGATGCATTGGCAGCATCGCGATCTAATTTGAGTTTTTTTAGCTGGAGGTCAATTATTTTCAGCTTTTTCATGACCTTGGCATTTTTTGCTGTGATTGCATGTCCTAGCATTTGGCTAGCCACAGAAAAAATTTCTGATGCAAATCTTGAATCAACCTGCATACCAAGATCCATGAGATCCTTGTAGCTGTCTGAGGCATTCTGAGCAAGCTCATCCATCTCTTTGTCTGTAGCTTCTAGTCCACGTACAGCAGGCAGTGCAGCTTCAATTTTATCAAGTTGATCTAAAGATTCGGGAATAATTGCCAGATCAGGCTGAGTGGTAGTTAATGTATCACCAGAGTCTGCTGATGCAGAACTGGCAAGATCAAAGAGTTCCTCTAATTTACGGGTCATACCATATTTACCGCAATTTTTCTAATGGCGGTTATTTGGCTCCGTTGTGAAACATCTGATCTTCAGTGATAACTCTAAAGATCAAACCTTGATTTCGGCACCACTTGGTTGCAGCGTCCCATTTGGCATGGTTAACTGCTACAGCAGCACGATCTCGCTGACTTTGTTTACTTTCAATTACGCTTTGTTTTTTAGGTTTGATCTCAATGACTTCGGCACAAAGTTTGTTATTTTTTGTGCGATAGACAATAAAAAAATCAGGCACATAAATTGTGTTTTTACCTGTGAGAGGATTACGATAAGGAATGTGAATGCTTTCGCTAGCCCAGTTTATGATAGAGTCATTATTATCACAGAACTGCATGAATGCAAATTCCCAACCGCTGCGATACCGTGGTTTAGATTTGCCCACGTATTTTTGCGGATTGCGAACTTCAAATAATCCCTGTGCCCAGCGACTCATGCCAATACATTTCTAGCCACGTAGTAATTTGGTAGCACCACACTTTGCACTCCATAAAGTGTTGTACTGCTCTGAAGTCCATTGAGATAATATGCCAACACTGATGTGAGTTCTGGTTGACTGTAGCGTTGAATTTCTTGAAGTAAGTCCAGCACAGGAATACCACTTTCTTGTGCTATTCTGAATAAGCTCACAGTAAAATTACCAGCTGCTTCGCTGGTTTGAAATTGCGACCTCATATAACTATAAACTAAATCATATTCAGCTGTGGGGACAATCTGTTCAAATGTATAGAACTTGTCAAAGATTTTAACAGTCTGATCTATTGATGCGTTGGGTATGTTTACTGATGCCATTATCTACCTCTTGGTGGAGTTGGGAAGAACACACTGTTACCTTTGTTGATAACAGCCCGTGTCTGTCCCGGAAGTTCTTGTTTGGCAACGTCCTTGAAAGCTGTCTTGGCTTCTTCGTTAACTATTGATTTCAGGTTGGCACCTTTGAATGTTTGATATGATGTCGCACCTTTTTGTACTGCACCAAGAATACCAGCCATATCGCCTCGCTGTAGATCATTAATAATACCAATACCAGTATCAAGTAATCCACCTTGTCCAAGCACAGTGGCAGTGGATCCAGGACGCGATATTGGGCTGCGGACAGTATCATACCGACTTGGATCAGCGAAGCCTTTGACATTGGTGTCACTGTCCACTCTAGGATCAAACGGTGTATAAGCTCCAGACCCAATGGCACCACTGTAGTACTTGACTGTTTCATACTTGATAGTCATTTTATGTTCCATAGTGCCGTTGCTCTGAGAGTAATCAAATTGGTCGTGTTGCCATTGTGTAATTATTGGATTAATCATCACATAGCTAACAAACTTGTGTTGATTCAAACCATAGATTCTTATGTCTCTAAAAAACGGTGGCTTACCACTAGTTGATACGTCGCTTAAATTTGAGTTAGGATCAGCATAGTTTTCACCAATATATCCCCAATCGTTACCGAGTCTATACTGGTCATAGATGTCTCGACCATTGTAATCAAAGCCAGTGGTAGTGTTTTGAGCATTTCCATTGGTGCCTTGTGTGCTTCCTCCGCCACTATAGGTCTGACTTGGATCTTTGTAGTAGTAGCTGAAATAGTTGTACCAAAGATTACGAATTAAATCGCTGCCGTCATCATGAAATGTAAATTGTACAGGTTGATAGTTTATCTTGGTCTGGACCAGGCGTTTGCGATTGTACTGATTGAGTTCATTCACAGCCATTTCATAGCTGGGCAGTTGTACATTTTTGACTACTAAACCCAGATTTGACAGATCAGTGTTGGTAAATGCACCAGTGGGTCCACCCAGTTGTGGAATATGAGCAATGTTGACTGTAAAGCTTACATGAAAAAGATATTTGAACCTTGGAGCTAGTTCGTAGCCATTGGTTCTGAAAGTTTTGCTGGCATGTGTAAAGTCCCGAAGGGAATCAGTACCAGCGAATCCCTTCAGGAAGTCTTGTCCAAATGACATTTATCGTTACGCTGCTGGAGCGCCTGTCAATGCACCAGTAATAACGTCACCAACTGTACGTCCAATAGTTGCACCAACACCAGAACCAATGGGTGTTTGTAATGCATTATCAAATGCCATGGTTAATGAAATTGTTGCAGCTTCGCTTGTGCCGTAGTTTAAGTCATTGTAGTTAACGCCTTTGAGATAGCAACCATACAATTCCCAGGTTTCTAACACAACCGGAGTTGAATTGCCATTGCCACCATCAAGTACTTCGCAACGAGTGGTAAATTTGTAATCTATACCTGCTGCTGCCGAAGCCTGTTCCATAAAGTCTAATTGCTTCTGTAGCTGCTCACCAACACGCTTCTGCACATTACCACCAGCATCATCACGTAGGTTACATGTAACATCGGCCCAGCTGTGCTTGCCAGCTAACTTTAATGTGCTGTTGTAGATCGGAACTAGGATTTCTTCAAACGAAACTTCTGGACGTTTAAAATCAATAACCTGTTTGGTTAGTTCGGTACGTGGGGTAGAAATGCCTAGACCTTCAAAAATCACTCTAAAGCGATATTTGAGTTTTGGCATCAACAGGCCTTGCGTTGGCGAACTCTGGTCGCTTGCTAAAGGCACTGTCATTCTTGTCAATGATGAAACAGCCATGTGTTATCTCCTATATACAGTATTTATGGCACTTTGAACCATGCGATCTTTGGTCATTTTAAATCCCATTATTACCCTGCTGCCTGTGCCGAAGCTACTGATCCTGCTGCAATTTCACCAGTGTTCTTAATTCTTAATGGAATATAGATAAATTCAACAGCTTTGACTGGTTCAATAGCAATGTCAACATAAAGCTCATTGCGATCGATAGAAGCAGGAGTGTTGTTTGACAAATCGCACACCACTAGGTAGTCATAGATACCACGTTTAGCAATCAAATCAATCATTAAGCTTTCAACTGAATTAGAAATTTCATCACGAGTAATTTGATCATTAGGTTCAAACAAGAACTGCTTACCAATAGTTTCTAAGCGTCCACGAATAAATGCAATCAAACGTGCTACATTGATGCGATTCATTGCAGAATTGATGCTAGTAAATGTCTTGTTACCAAAGTTTGTAATGCCTACACCAGGAACCACAGTGATTGGGTTAATATTCAAGGTATACAGTTCATCGCGTAGGCCTTGACGTACACCAATTTGAATAAATTCGCCAGTGGTAGAATCAATATAACCAATTCTATCTGCGTTGTCTACTAGACCGCGACGTGTACCAGCTGGTGCCAACCAGGGGAATGCCACTTCATCGTTACGGATGAATGTACGTAGCATCATGTGTGTTGGGGGCTGTACAATTGCTGCGCCACTTAGATCTGTGGTCTGGCAACTTGGATAGAATGTAGCCATGTACTGACTTGCAGTAGTTAAACCATCACCTGCTGGAATGCCTTCACCGTTGTTGTCAGTGGTCCATACTGCAAGGTTTGTACCTTCGGGACTTAGACGTAGAGGTGTATCAACTAAAACAAAACCAGTGTTGTTGCGCTCGTTGTTTAATGCAACCATATTAACTGCAAGTTCAGGATACTGTGGGCAAGCAATTAATTGGAAGTCAATTTGTTCTTCACGGGCCTGAGTATTTGTATCAATACCTGATTTCAGTGCCTGAACAATCAAGGCACGCTGTGCCAATCGTCCCATATACGCTGAACCGTCGTTTCTATTGCCTGATGCAGAAACCCAAGCATTGGTCACTGCTGGCAATGTCTGATCAGGGAAAGTTGTTGCATTGAAATAATTCACTGCAAAACGTTTGACATTAAAGCCTGAACGACGTGTATTGAACAGCAATATACCAGTTGGATATAGATCAGGATCAGGTGCGTCAAGATCCAAATAACTTGATGTCAACAAGCTCTTGATTGTTGGAATTGGATCGCCGATTGGATCAGTGCTACCATTTGTAGCCCAACGTGCGTCAGCAAACAACACGCCATTTTCAGTTGTTTGGTCAGTGTTGTTAATTGTTACCCACTGATCAACACCGTCAACATTTTCCCAACGATTGATCACAGGATAATTTTCAAGATCTGACGTGTCAATCCACAAATCACCATAAACCAATGGTGACTGTGCTGTGTCGTTTTGTGTTGTTGGTGCGGTTGTTGCAAATTGTGGACCTGCTGCATTGGTTAGACTTAGATTGTAACCACGTACATCGTTAGTCACAGTTTGATAACCTGCCCACCCATTGTTACCATTGATCATGATATCAACTTCGGTGCTAGTTGAATAGTACCATAGACGTCCATTTGCAGGATTCTGATCTGGTTCAGTAGCACTAGCAGTGTAATCGAGTTGAATCCAATTGCTTAAAACATATGAGCCATCTGGTTGTACTCGAGCATTGGCACTAGCATCAAAACCAGCTGTCAATAATGGATTACCAACGTTATCTTCAACAACTACAACACCACCTGCACTGTGACTGATAGTCATCTGGCCAGCTGAGTTAACACCAGCACTGACATAAGGAACATTGGCCGCACTCACTGCTGCAATAAAATCTGCAGGCGTTGTTCCTAGAAGAGTTGCGTTCACTGGAGTAGTCAACGTGCTGCTGTTTGGTGCGCTAGCTGAAATTGTAAACGAAGTGTTTATTACAAAAACTGGATCTGCTGTTTCGCCAGTAGCAACCATTGCACCAGTGGCCGAACGTTCTAACAAATCTATTGTAAATGTGTTGTCAGTGTACACATCGTATTGAGCGTATGTAGTACCCACTGGAATATTTTTACCACCGCCAGTTGGATCTAGTGCTTTGTTTGCGCTTTCATCGTTGGCGTAGATTGCGCAGCTTTGAGTTACAAAAGTTCCCAGTGTACCACTGTACTTTTTGACTACTAGATTAGCGCCTTGATTTACTGAGGTAGTTTTATTCCATACTGAACCAGTTGGTTTTGGCTCATCGTCGGTGACACGCCAGCGCGGTACTTGATAATTTGGTGTTTGTTGGAAACCAGGAGCATAGTACGATCCTTCAGGAATTCCAAGTTCAGTTAATGCAACCCCGCTGACATTTAGGATTGTTACAATGCCGCCATTGGCTGTAGAACCATCACTGGTCGCTGTACTATCGGCATAAATTGTCAAACGACCGTTTTCGTTAGCTGCTGTAACACCAGTAATTGATGCACTATTAATGCTAGTGGCCAACAATGAAACTGTGTTATTTGGTGATGAAGGAATTGTAAATGGTGTGTTGTTTACAGTAAACACCGAACCTGGGGTCAGTGTCGAAGGTGCCGAAGAACCTTGAGCTGTTGGCCAACTTAATTTCCATGCATCGCTACCAATAAGTACCCACTCATTAACTGAATTTTTGTAGTACACAGGATTGTTGACATTGGTAGCATTTACAGCATAGTCACCAATAGTGCCTACGCTTTGTAGTGGTACTGTGCTTGGTGTTGGTTCAATTTGAGTTGAACTTGTGAGTACCAAAGGTGTCTTGAGAGTAAATGCACCAGTAATTACATTCCATTCAAAAATGCCCCACTGTGTTGTTGCAGTGTCAAACCAGTAAGTCCCCGCAGCTGGAGCGCCAGTTGGGCGCACAAGAGTTGCTGTTAATTCTGCTAGATCAATGTCAACACGTTGAACGTAGGCACGATTGCTGATGCCCAAACATGAGTATGCTGCCATCAATCCGTATTCGTTTAGTTCGTAACCATTGATCGGTGTACCTGCTGTGGTCTTGTAGAAGAATGGTACACCAAATGTTGCAGCCAGGTCACGCTGGCTAGTAATTGTGTAAATTTTATTGGCATTGACAGCTAATGTACCAGCTGCTACACCAGTGCCAGCTCCAGAAACTTTGTTCTGTGCAGTAGCAATAAGAATATAAGGTACGGTGTTAGTTGCCGCAGGAATATAGTTACTTTCGTCTATAACGGTAACTTGTACGCCAGGTGATGTTAGTGCCATTTGGATGGTTCCTTTTAAAGTTATGAATATTTATCGAAAATACCAAAAACCATTCGTTTACGGTGCCCTTGGCAAAGGTTCGCTGTAAATAACATTATGAAACGTCCTATTTGCCCAGTATGTCAACAGCGACCCTGTGCTGTCAACTATTTAAAAGAAGAAGTAACGCACTATCGCAGTCGATGCGATAACTGTATAAGAAAAGGCAAGAAAGTAAAGCCGCATGAGCCGCAATGGAAGCTCAAGGGCTATAAGAAAAAACCCGCATGCGACTTGTGCGGGTTTAGAAGTAAATTTAATTCACAAACTCTTGTATATCACATTGATGGAAATCTCAACAATGTCGAGCCAAGAAATTTACGAACTATTTGCAAAAACTGTGCGGAAGTAGTTAAACGTCAGGAGCGTCCGTGGCGTAGGGGTGATCTTGAACCAGACTTTTGAGCTGTTCAAACAGTGAGTCAAATGTGCCGTTATTGTCTAAATCAGCATCAACTCTAGCGCCAATCCAGGCCCATTCACTGGGATGAATTTTTAATTTGGCCATTTGATCTTTACTCAACGCCCACCCTATGTGCCTAGGGCCACGATTCACTGACAGTGCGTATTCGTACCAATCTGGTTCGGGTCCGCGCCGAATTCTAAACACTTTGCCTCCGGCTTTGTGAATGGCTTTAATTTCGTTAGGGAAACGCACATCGCTGATTACAATATTATCTTGTGTTTGACGCAGTTTGTTTTCTAAACTGGCAATCCAAATATCGTCGTGAAATCCACCTCGACAAACTTCTGTACCCCAATATTGCAATACCCAACGCGGAGTTAGTGTAGGCATGTTCAAGCGTTCTGCCCACCAGGGATCTACTTGTTCGCGCCACTCTCTACTTTGTTTGGTGCGCCCTTCTAACAGTGTGCGATCCCAACCAAATACTTGACTCACTGCATCTTTGAGACTATTGGCAAAACTGTCTCTACGAAATCCATGAAAATTAACAAGATAATCTGCTGCTGTATCTTTGCCTGAGCCTATAAATCCTATCAATCCCACGATCATGAAACACCCTTTACATTTAATTGTTTTAACGTGAATTGTAGTAGATCAATTTGTCTGCGACAATCATCTAATGCATGGTGACTGGCTGGTCGATGTGGTTCCCCTGAGCGGATTTCAAATTGATTCACCGGATGTGTTGCTGTTACGTTGCCTAGTAAATTATAAACGGTCCTGGCATCTCGTACTCGGTAGTATTGCCAGGGCAAAGGTTTGTTGTAGCTTTTGTATGCGTTTTCTAGTATTGTCATATCAAACGTAGGTCCATTGGCCCAAACTACACTGCTTTTCCAGATAAGTTTGCCTAGTGCATCAAGCACTTCAGGCAGTGCAATACGTCCTTCTTCGGAAAATGCTTCATCTTTGGCTGCGGAATTTTGATTGGCCCACCATTCCAAAGTACCGTTCTCAATAGACCGATTGTTCTGACTTTCAAAGTCCACTCTAGCATAGTAACTAGAATCATAATAACCAGTGCCTAACGGGTCAAAGCTCTGTGCAGCAACAGTTAAAATAACTGTGTCTGGTGCAGTTCCTAGAGTTTCAATGTCAATCATTAAATGTGCCATTGAACTATTGTAACAGAAATTTAATACAAAGTGTTGATAAGATTAGCCAATTACCCAGGTCAATGGCTGCGAGCCATCCACGTAGTTTTTGAGTTCTTCAAGTTTGGCATCCATTTGAGCCTGCGCTTCGGCTTTCATTGCTGTGCCATTGAGTGTACCACCTCCCTGTGGTCCAGCAATAGTGCCAAACTTTTCACGAGCTTCGCCTATGATCATTTTGCAATTAGCTACCATGTAGTCTCTGATCCATTGGCTGATTTGGAAGTCTGATAATAGATGTATTTCGGGTTTGAGATTGTAGGTCCAAAGCAATACAACTTCACCGTCGCCTTTGGGGGCTCGAATAAGTTGAAGCTTTTTACTAACTGGATTCCAGGTGAAGTTTATAAATCCACCAAACATACGTGCTGCAAGCTCAACATACTGAGTATAGAAATCATATGTTGCCAATCCGCCACTCTGATTAAAGTTCAGCAGATAGACCTGCATCTGTGCCTGGCTGAACGGATCAAATGCCGAGCTAAAAGGGCCAGTTGCTAGACCAAATGTTCTACGAAAAATTTGTCGGACTTGTACAATTTCCTGGGGCAATGTGTAGATGTTGACATTGTTGATCAGCTCCATGAAGGTGTAGCTTTCTTCATAGGCCGCTTGCGCACGTTGACGATACACACCCAAAGTTTTTTGATACGCAGCCTCGTAATGTTCGGCATCTAGTTCAAGATCAATAATTTCAGCAGCAAGCTGAAGCTGTACATATTGTATTAGATCTTGCTTTAGATTTTCTAGCGTAGGTTGAACTTCGTTGGTCATAAAATACTCCGTATGAAGTATTTATCGAACCCTGAGCAGTATCAAGTTCTCGTTGCCTCGTCCATTGAACTTAGTTTCTGTGGCTTTGATATCTTTGAAATACTTTCTGGCTGCAGGTACGCCACCGGCCATCAGTGCTTTGATTTGCTCTGCGGGCTTGCGCAGGGTTTTTTGAACTGACGCAGCTGAGTCAAACCCAATTAGAGCCGAGCTTTTCACAGTAAAATTGCCAATGTGTGTGTCAGCTACAACATAGATAAGTTTACGTTTTTTGGTATCGTATAACCAAGCTTCGCTAGCGCCCACTAACTTAGTCACGGATTCTGAAGTGAGTTTGAGCTCAGGAAACTCTCGGAGATATTTGAACTTTGCTGTGATCTTTTCAGGACTAACGGCTTTCTTTTTGCGAGGTTTACGTTCTACTTTCTTGATTTGAATGTAACTGTCGCAGTCTGCCAATACTTGATCGGCAAATTTTATCAAGTTACGCAGTTGAATTTTACCAAAGTGTCCGTAAGCTTCGACTAACTGTGCATCGGACCCTTCCATTGCTTCAAACAACTCGTCGCGTCGGCGCTGCCAAGGTGCTTTGATAACACTGATGTGTTGAGGACTTACATTTAAACCACGTAGTATGTTAATGGGTTTGTGTTCGCTGCTGACTTTTACTCCGCTGGCAATTAAATCATCAAGCATGCCTTCAAGTTCACCACCAGCTTCGGCAGCTTTTTCACGAAGACGATCTTGAATGTTGGGCTTGATAGTTGGTTCTATTTCTTCAGGCTCTTTTGCAGCCTTGCTGGGTTTATGAGTGTCAAGGAGATTTTGAATTGTGCTACGAACTTTTTGTTCTTCGTCTTTGTTGAGTATCAACCCCATGGTATGCATTCTAACAATCCAGCCGATTGCATAGGGCACTACTTGTTCTGGCACACTACGCCAACTTTTTGCATCT